ACAGTAACCGACGACGAAATCACCGATTATGTATTTACTGTCGCAATCACAAATGCTGACATATTGGAAAAAAACATTATCCCAGCAGGAAACGCTGCTCTCTCTGGCCTCTCAACCTATGTCGCAAACCCTAACGTCGAGTCTGCTGTATTGGCTATCTCTGTCGAAATCTTCCAAGCTCGCACAGCTTCCGGCGGATCAATCGAAGGAATCGATTTCGCAGTAACTCCTTATCGCCTATCTAAGAATCTTCTCGCAAAAGTAACTGGTCTTCTCGGCCCTTATCTCGACGTCGATGCGATGGTGGGCTAATGCCAAGCACTATTCTTTCCTCCATCCGGACACCGCTGGCCACCGCACTCGGGTCGGTATCTGCGAACGTTTATTCATACGTTCCAGAAGCGGTTCAAGTGCCAGCGGTTATTCTTGTGCCCGATGCTCCGTACCTAGAGCTCAACACAATCAACGACTCAACTATTCACGCGAAGATCAATATGACAGTCACTTGCGGAGTCGCCTACCTTTCCAACCCAGCATCACTCGACAATCTTGAGCAGTTGATTCTTTCAGTTTTGGCAGTCATACCGGACGGCTACACAGTCGGCCCAGTAGGTCAGCCTACGGTTACGCAAGTGGGTGCGGTCAATTTATTGGTCGCAGATATTCGCGTCTCCACCTATTACACACAGACTAACTAAGGAGAAAAAGTGGCAACAGTAGTAATTACTGGTCGCGACGTTTCGCTATCTTTCACAGGTGGAACAGATATTGAAGCCCAAGCGACTAACGCAGTCTTGACAAAGACAAACGTTCGCGAGACTTATCAGACACTCGACGGCGAGGCTTACAAGACAGTCAATATCGAAGGAACCTTCCAGCTCGATATGCTTTCAGACTGGGGTAAGGCTAACTCAGTATGTGAGGCTCTATGGACTGCCGCAGAGTCCGCGCCTGACACAACAATCACAGTCAGCTTGACTGCCGCCACAGGCGCAGTCTTCTCATTCCCAATCCTTCCAGAGTTCCCAACTGCTGGCGGATCAGGAATCGACGCACAGACAGTTTCCTTCACCTTCAAAATCGCAAAGGGTGAAGTCACAGAGACTTTCAGCTAAGAGATAGGAATCGGGAGCAATGAAACTAAATATTACAATCAAATATACGAACGGCGAGGAAGTCACTTACGTCGCTGGCTTACCCGAATGGGCTAAGTGGGAACGCAAGACTGGCAAATCGATTTACTCCCTCAAGGATATTTCGGCCTATCAGCAAGCGGACTTCCTCGATCTGGCCTATTTTGCTTACAAGCGAGAGGCGGCTGGAAAACCTACCAAGTCACAAGAGATTTGGGAGTTGTCAGTAGATGAGATTCTGATTGGAGATGAAAGCCCAAAAGCTACGAGTCCGGAAGCGTAAATAGGCTACTTATTGAAGTAGCAATAGCGACCGGAATCCCGATGAGCGAATGGACAGACATCAACGAAGTTCTCACGGCAATCGAGATATTGAAGGAGCGCAAAGGTGGCAAATGAACCCATCACATACGATAAGCGCGAACTTCGCTCGATTATTGGCGCGTTCAAAGCGATGGATGATGAGGCAGTCGATGCGGCTAAACGCGAGTCGTCAGCCTTGGCAACCTACGCGGCCAACGAAATCAAAGCCTATTCACTTTCGCGCCGCTTCGGTCAATCGGCAGTCAGCCGAATCGTTCAAGGCGTTAGGGTTAGCAAGTCGAGCAAGATTGGCGAACTCAGTTACGGCTTCGCATCTCAACGTTTATCTGGTGGAGGATCGACTAGGGACATCTGGGCTGGTTATGAGTTCGGGTCTAATCGTTACCCACAGTTCCCAAGGCGCACACCGCGCCGAGGCCGAGGCAATTCTGGCTACTTCATTTACCCCGCCCTACGCAAGATTCAGCCTGAACTAATTCGCCAATGGGAAGAAGCGTTGAGCAAGATTATGAAAGAATGGACTAAGTAATGGCCGGAAGTAGAACGCTCAAGCTCTCGATTCTTGCCGACGTTGATGATCTCAAGAAGAATCTCAAGACCGGCGAAAAAGAAGTAGAAGGTTTTGGCGGTAAGTTAGAGAAGTTCTCCAAGGTAGCCGCCGCCGCTTTCGCGGCTGCCGCCGCGGCCGCCGCCGCGTATGCTGGCAAGTTGGCCATTGAAGGCGTCAAAGCCGCTATCGAAGACGAGGCCGCTCAAAAGCGTTTAGCCTTAGCCTTACAGAACGTCACCGATGCTACTGATGCACAAATTGCCGCAGTCGAGGAGCAAATCCGCAAGACTTCGCTCGCGACCGGTGTCGCCGATGACAGACTTCGCCCAGCCCTTCAGCGTTTAGCAGTTGCCACAGGATCAGTCGAGAAATCTCAAGAGTTACTAAATATTGCCCTCGACGTTTCAGCCGCTACGGGTAAAGACGTTGAGACAGTTTCAAACGCATTAGGTAAAGCCTATGAAGGTAATACTAGCTCACTTAGTCGTTTAGGAATTGGTTTATCAACCGCTGAAATAAAGACACTTGGTCTTGAAGGGGCAATAGACCAACTGAGCACAACTTTCGGCGGAGCCGCCGCAACTCAAGCCGAAACTTTTGAAGGTCGAATAGCAAGACTGCAAGTGGCTTTCGATGAAGCAAAGGAAACAGTCGGGACGGCTCTCTTGCCTATTGTTGAGAAACTTCTGACTTTCATTACCGACACAGCGATTCCAAAGTTCCAAGAACTCAAAGCAACGGCAGTTGATCCAATTATCACAGCTTTCAAGAATAATGAAGATGCCCTTCGCGATCTATGGAAGTTCGCTAAAGACTTCCTCATTCCACTATTTAGCGGCGCACTTATCAACGCAGTCAAAGGCGTCGGAACCGCAGTCTCGGGCATTATCAATATCGTCGGCACAGTCGTTACCACAATCAAGAATCTAGCCAATGACGCCATCAATATCATCAACAGCATTATTCGAGCTTATAACGCCATTCCAGTTCTGCCTAACATTGGAACGATTCCTAACGTTGGAACTGGTTCTAGAACTGGCGGAAATACAGTAAGTCCGGGTGGGCTTCCATTTGGCGGCACAGCTGGCGGAACGTCGGGCGGCACAAGTGGCGGCGGAATATCTACAGGCTCAATACCGCCAATTTCAGTCCCACCGGTTGCTGGAGGTACAGGCACAGGATCAGGAACGGCTACTTCTGGTTCGGCCACTTCTGGAGCTCCAGTATTTAGCATTCCCGGAATTACCAACCCAACGCAATTCGTCCGCGACTTCCTTGGCTTTACTCAGACAGGGACAGGAGCCTTCGGCGGTCGAGGCGACCTACGTCCAGACGACGGCGGCGGCGTCACTATTATCGTTCAAGCTCCAAGCGTTATCGATGAAGAAGGATTCAGCCGAGCGGTCGTCGATGCTCTCAATCAAGCCACCAACCGAGGCACAGGCGGCGGAGGCGGTCTAAGAGATACGGCTCAGGTTCTATGACGGCTTGGACTCCTGAATGGCGAATCAAGAGCAACGGCAACGACGTTACTTCGGTAACCCTTGCCAACCTCGCCATCACTTCCGGCCGACTTGACGTCAATTCCCCAACCCCTGCGGGATATTGCGAACTTCAACTTATCAACACAGATAACGCAGTTTATAACTTTACAGTAAATACGGCCATCTCCATCGAAGTCAAAGATACATCTGGCAATTTCGTTACAATCTTCGGCGGTCGCATTTCTGATCTTCGCCAAGTCGTTCGCACCGCTGGGAATAAGGCGGCAGTCACGACAATCAACATCACCGCAATCGGCCCACTCAGCCGCCTTCAAAGAGCTATATTCAACGGCAACTTAGCCGAGGGATTAGACGGCGCACAGATTCAAGACCTACTCGATGATTTGCTCCTCAATAACTGGAATGAAGTCCCAGCGGCAGAAAGTTGGAACACCTACAATCCGACCGAGATTTGGGCTAATGCGTCAAACATTGGACTTGGGGAGATTGATACCGGCGAATATACGATGGTGAGCCGACAGATCGAGGATCAAGTTATTTCAGTCGTCGCCAATCAAATCGCCTCATCAGCCCTTGGATATTTATATGAGGACGCGACTGGACTTATCGGCTACGCCGACGCTAGCCACCGACAGGATTACCTAGTAGCCAACGGATACACCGACCTAGACGCCAGCCACGCGCTTGGCGCGGGTATTGGCATCATTCAACGTCAGGGCGACTTAGCCAATAAAATCGTCATCGATTATGGTAATAACTTCAATAGCCAATACACCGCCCAAGATGCCGCATCTCAAGCGACTTATGGTCTTTATGCCGAGCAGTTCTCAAGCTACGTCAAAAATACCGCAGACGTTGAGGATATGGCCGACAGATTGATTCAACTTCGGGCTTACCCTCGTTACCAGTTCCGTTCAATCACCTTCCCCCTTCAATCCCCTGAAATCGATGATGCAGACCGAGACGCTTTACTCAACGTTTTTATGGGTCAGCCAGTCCGCATCACTAACCTTCCGCCTCAAATGCTGGGCGGCGAATTCACCGGATACGTTGAAGGCTGGACGTTTAGAGCGTCGGTTTCGGGCCTATCAATTACGCTCAACGCAACACCCACAGAATTTTCAGCAGTCGCGCAACGATGGGATCAAGTCTCAGGCGCGGAAAGCTGGAATAGCATCCTCAATACGCTAGAATGGCAAGACGCGATAGGAGTCATCAGCTAATGGCAACAACAACGAACTTCGGTTGGGAAACGCCCGACGATACCGATTTGGTCAAAGATGGGGCTCTCGCGATGCGAACCCTTGGAAATGCCATCGATACGTCGCTCGTCGATCTCAAGGGCGGCACAACCGGCCAAGTGTTATCGAAGACCAGCAACACCGATATGGACTTCACTTGGGTCACAAGCGATGACGCTAATGCAATCCAAAATACTATTGTCGATGCCAAAGGCGATCTCATTACCGCTACGGGCTCAGACGTTCCAGCTCGCCTCGCAGTAGGCAACAACGGCGACACACTTCTGGCAGATAGTGCAGCAACGACTGGTCTGCGCTGGCAAGCAAACGCCGCTGC